CGCAAAGAGCGCCTAAAAAACCCAGAACCCGGTTTTGATTCTTTGATGGAGTACTTGGGTGCAATTGCAGAGGGCGGGGGCCGCAACTGGATGGAGTCTGGAGCCAAAGGCGCGTCCAGAGTAAAGGCATTGCAAAAAGAACGTCAAGCCCAACAAGATGCTTTAGTTGACAAGATCCTTGACATTGGTTCCAAGAAGAAAGAAGCCGAATACAACGAAAGACTTGGCTTGTTTAACCTTACCAAAACTGAGCAAGACAGAGTTAAATCTGAAAGCAAAGACATCGCTAAATCTCTTGGTTTGTCTGAGGACAAAGAAATCGAGCAGCGTCAGCAAATGACTATTGAGATGATGCGGATAAAAACTCAAAAAGAAATTGAAGCAAGTAGGGCTGCCAGTCGTGGAACTGGATCAGAGTCTAAAAATATGGCCAACGCCATCAATGCCGTTAAGAACGACGAAGTTATTAACCGGCTGCAAAAACGCGCTGAAGAACTAGGCAAGTCTATGCTATCAAGAGACCGTTCTGAAGCCGCAGGTATCCTTAAACAGATCGAAGATCGACAGAACGCTATTTACAGGCAGTTTGGTGTTTTAGCAGGATTGGGTACAATGGCAACAGCCCCCGGCGCAGCAAGCCCCGGCGGAACCAGACCACCCTTAAGTTCATTCCAGAGGTAGCCAAATGGCATTTGACGTCAACGCCGCACGAAACGCAGGATATTCCGAACAAGAAATTGCAGAATACCTAGGCCAGCAAAACAAATTCGATGCGGCGGGGGCGATCAAAGCAGGGTACAACCCGGCTGAACTTATTGACTATTTGTCAAAACAAGGCCCTAAAAAATCCACAATCGGCAGTGAGCTAGTTGGTGGGGCTAAACGGGTAATATCTTCTGGGCGTTCAGGTATTGGAAGTATTTTTACCCCCGAAGAATCAGCTAAAGCTGGTGTTGCCCGCAGTGAAGCTATTGCTAAAGAAGCTGGCGAAGGTGCCTCGTTTGAGGCATTAAAGCGGGCTTACGAAAAAGAAGGTCTGCTAGGCGCAGCCAAAGAACTACCATCACAAATCCCCCGTGCGTTAGCTGGGCAAGCCGCTAATTTAGCTCTTATGTACGGTGGGGCTAAAACTGGCGCAGCACTAGGCACTGCAGTGGCACCCGGCGCAGGCACAATTGTCGGCGGAGTATTGGGTGCTGGTGCTACGCTCTTGCCACAGTTTATGGGGCAGACTGTTGAGACCCAAGCTGCCGAGCAGATGGAGAAGGGCGAGCCCGTCAAAATTGACCGAACAAAAGCGTATACAGCCGCTGCAGGTATGGCAGCACTCGAGAGTGCCGGTACTGCCTTTACATTAGGCAAACGCGTTGTTAAAGGTATTCTTGGCGTTGCCGATGATGCCGCCATCCAAACTGCCAAAGCGCAAGCCGAATTAGTCAAAGCTGCTGAACGTTCGCTAGCTGCCTCTGCAGGGCGCGGCGCGGCTCGGGGTATGGTTGATATTCCTGTAGAAGTCGGACAGGAAATTATTAATAGATATCAATCTGGGCAAGATTTAACTTCCCCCGAAGCTATTAAAGCGTACGGTGAATCTGCATACCAAGCTGCTTTAATTGGCGCTCCATTAGGCGGCGCTGCTGGCGCTGTAGGACGTGGGTCTGCTCGTGAACAACTAGAGCAACAACGCGCTGCGGAATCCCAAGCAGAACAAGAGCGTATTGCAAGTCGTGGTGCACAACTTCCACCTGAAGCGCCAGTAGGTACGCAAGGTGCCTTGTTTAGCGAAGAGGAGATGGGCAAACGCATCCCTACTCCTAAAGAAGAACCCGCTGCCCAGCCTACGCCTGCCGCGCCCCAAGGCGAACAACTTGGCCTTGGCTTAGATTTCCAGCGTGACTATGCAGATATTGTCAAAGAGCGCGAAACACTCAAACAACAGCCACAAACTCCTGACGTCAAGGCCCGTGTTGCCGAACTAAACGATATGGTCTTGGGCCTGCACGAGCAGGAAGTTGCAAGTATTCGTGCAGAAAAACAAGCGCAAGCAGAGTTGCAAGAGCAATTCCCCGGTCTGTCGCAACAGCCTGCACAAGCGAGTTTATTCCCCGAAATTGACGTAGTTCGGCCTGAAGCTGCGGAGATGGAGCAGCCAAGACCTACGATATCTATACAGCAGGAAGAAGCCCGCCGCAGGCTGCAGGAAACACAAGACCAAGAAGCTGCGGATATTGCGCAAAAAGAACAAGAGCGTAAAGGCGGCCAGTATCGGTTGCCATTGCGCACCGTGCCGGAAGATAGAAACGTAAATCGCAACCTGCCTATCCCTGCCCGCCCAACAGAAATCACCATGCAGGACTTGGAAGACATCGGCGTTCCCATGCGCACTTCCCAAAAGTGGATGGAGCAAAATGTAATTGGCAAAACTCCTGCGGAAATCCAAGTACTTGTTGGTAATAACCCAGACTTGCTGTTGGGTACAGGCTCTCGCGCTCAGATATTGAAATACTTGACTGCGCCCGTACCTGAAGGCTTTAAGGAGGAAACCCGTGTCCCGACCCCTACCAAGACGAATCTGCCTAAGCCAAGACCTCAGCCCGGACGAGGTGAGCCAAGCGTGGGAGTACCTAGTGAGCTTACCAGCGCCGAACTTGTACAACCCCGAGCCAGAGTATCCGCCCCCGCCAGAACACCTGCAGCACCTGACCGACTCCGATTGGCACCTGCTGGACAACCTGTTAGCGAGGGAGTTGATGTTACGGGAGAGGCTCAGCCTACACTAAATGCACCTGCTACTACTCCTGCTGTTACTCCTCCTATTGCCCCTGCCGCGCCTGTTGCGCAACCATCGGTGGCTGCTAAGCCAACTCCTAAAGCTCCCGTTGCCAAAAAGGGTAAAGCACCGGCTCCTGATGTCGCTCCTGAAGCTGTAGAAATCGAGACTGCTGAGCAAGAAGCCGCACGCAAAGCGGAAGCTGAAGAGATGCGTAGGGCACTAGAAGCGCCCACTGCCAAACCAGCACCGAAAATAGCTGCCCCTGCACCAAAAGCTGAGAAACCTGCGCCCAAAGAACTACCAGAGAAGTTGCGTGAACCTATCGGCACCTCTGAGTTTGGCATGGAAGAAGGCGAGAAAGAAATCCAGCGTGGGCCTCAAGGCATGCTGTTTCCCATGTCCAAACGTGAGGAGATTGAGTACGCTGAGCGCAAGCAATCTGAGAACGACAAGAAAGAAGAAGTCGAAGCCGCGCCAAAAGCAGACACGCGTCAAATGGAGCTTGTGTTTCCGCCTGATGCCGAAGCTATTGTGAAGGCTGTCAACGGCAAGACGATTCTTGAAGCTGCAAACTGGGGGGCTAAAAACTTCCCTGATGCTGACCAGCGCATGATCGCTATGCGTGTTGCTGCCACTCTGCGTGAGCTTCAAGCCATAGGCGTCACAATGGGTACGTTTAAAGTCACCAATGAGGGTGATAGGCTTACCAGCGGAGCCAAAGGCGTTGCAATTATGCAGCGTGGTCCAAACAATACACCATCCACAATTCGGATCACTGTCAACCACCCATCAAACGGCGATCAATCCGGCGCTGACCCAGAAGGCATCTTGCATGAGTTAATTCATGCAGCCACGATGGGGGCCATAGAGATTGGCAATAAGAAATCAGCAGTGGGAACCCGTATTGGAAATACTGTCGGCGAGTTGTATGACGTAGTTAATGCGGTATTTGCCCACGTTGATGCTAAATTTGCACGGGGCGAGACTCTTAATGAAACCGAGAAGAAGCTACGCACTCCATACATGCGCGACGTTGATGAAGTCTTGGCATGGACACTGACTAATCGCGACATGCAAACCTACATGGAGACTGTGCCGTACAAGAACTCCAATTTGTGGACTAAGTTTGTTGAATCCGTACGTAAGGTGCTGGGCTTAACTCCTAAGGCTGACACGGCGCTAAGCGAGATTTTGCGTGTAGGCGGTGAATTAACCTCAATGACGGCAGCCGACCTCAAGCAGGCCTCAACAGCCACTGGGAAACAATTCTCTAAGTCCTACACAGCGCAAGACATCGTGGACTCTATGGGCCCACTGACGCCAGTAAATAAGCGTGGCCTCAAAGAGATGATCGTGGGTACTGAGAAGGAAGGCGACCCCAGCCGTGGCGTTAAGTTCCGCGTAGCTGCCGCTGACTCTGCTGCTGCAATTGAAGAGAAGTTTAGCCGTACCTTTAACGGTGCAGTGCGTGATTCAATGGGCAAAATTAACCCCATGGGTCTGTACCGTCAGGCGCAGGACTACAGCAAGATTCTGCTGGAGTACTTCCAAAAAGGCACCCTGACCAAAGATAAAGAGACCGGTCTGTACCGCACTATTGGCAAGGGCGAAGGCGCACCTGCTGACATATTCCCGCTTATCTACGCATGGGGCAAGAAGACAGGCCGAACCAACGAACAAGCCGAGCAGTTTGCAAGTCGTGTATTGGAAGCCAAGCGTTTAGACGAAGTGCTAAAAGTCAATCCAGACTTTCCTAAACACATCCCAGACCGTGAACGCGCCATATTGGTTGCGGAGTACAACTCAGACTCTGATTTTGCCAAAATGAATGCAGCGATGGACAAACCGCGTTTGGCGCTGATTGACAAGATGGTTGACGTTGGCCGCTTATCAAAAGAGAAAGCCGAAGAGTGGAAATCTGTTATTGGTTATGTGCCGTTTGACCGCATCAACAAGTTCGACGAGAAGTTCTACGCGGTCAAGAAAACAAGCGGTCGCTCCCCATTGATGCTGACTAAAGACCCTGAGCTGGTTGGCTCGTTTGATCGCCCAGTGGGTAATGTGTTTGAGAACTACCTGAACACAATGGGTTGGATGGTAGGTCAGGTCATGAACAACGATGCGCGTATCCAAACACTGCGTGGGTTGGAAGACTTAGGGTTTGCAAAGTTTACGCGTGGTGTAAAAAGCACAGAAAACCGATCCGCCAAAGCTTTTGTTGATGGTGAAGTTGTGTATTGGGAACTGCCTTCCGAATACGATGCCGCCGCTTTCCAAGACCTTAACCCGCCCAAAATGGCGATCTTCCGCACACTGGGTGCCTTCTCTAACATCTTGCGTAAGTCTGTGACAATCTTGCCGCCGTTTGCGTTGAAGCAGGTGACGGACGACGTGCAGCGTGCGATGCTTACCTCTGGTGTGAAGAACCCCGGCGCTTTGTTGCGTATGTCGTTAGCCAACTTCGGCAAGCTCGCTGTTGCAGAACTGCGTGGCATCCAGCATCCGATCGTCAAGGAGTTTGGTGCGCTTGGTCTGACCGGTGAGTATGACTTTGAGCAGGGCAAACCCGCTGTGTCGCTGTTAAAAGATCTGGGGTACAGAGAGCGCGGTAGGTTTGAGACCATTCTGCATAGGCTTGATGGTATTACCCGTGCGTCCGACTTGGCAGTTCGTAAAGCAATCTACGACCAAACCTTGGAAGAGACCAACAAAGACCGGTTGTTGGCACAGACTCGCGCCCGTGAGTTTATTAACTTCCGTCGCCGTGGAGCCAGCGAGTTGATCGCGGTGGGCACCGCCACCATTCCATTCTTTAATGCCTACGTTCAGGGTATGGATGTGTTGTACCGCGCAGCATCTGGCAAAGACTCAAGCTCCTCAGTTGGTCGTGCACAAGCCCGTCAGTTGTTCTGGAGTCGTGCCGGTACCGTAGCTGCGTTAAGCACCCTGTATGCGTTGATGGCGGGTGATGACGAAGACTACAAAGACATGGATCTGCGCACTCGCAACGGTAACTGGATTCTGCCCGGTGGCTATAAGATCCCTGTGCCGGGTGAGTTGGGTGCCATCTTTAAAGTAATCCCTGAGACTGTGGTTGAGTACCTGCGTCGCTCTGGCACACCAGAAGAACAAACAGCACTGGAGGCTATCCGCGCTTCCCTGAAGTACATGTCAGAACAATACATTGAGCGCACTGTGCCAATCCCACAAGCGGTCAAACCGTTGATCGAAGCATGGACAAACTACTCGTTCTTCACAGGGCGCGAACTGGAAGGTATCTACCAAAAGCAGCAAGACCCTAGCATGCGGACTACGTCTAGGACTTCAGAACTGGCGCAGGCTATTTCTAACTTCAGCCGTGACGTGATTGGTGTTGATGCCGTGTCACCTATCCAGATTGACAACATGTTGAATGGATACTTCGGCTCTACCGCCGCGCTTGTGACAATGACGACAGACAGCTTGCTGAACCCATCACGGATCGACCGCCCACTGCACAAGTACGCACTGCTGAGCAACTATTTGTATGACCCAGTTGGCACCCGCAGTTTGACTGAGTTCTACGACGAACGTGAGAAGGTTGGTAAAGCCAACAACACCTTGCGTCAGTTGATGAAGACTGATATTGACCGGGCTGTGGCATACGCTGACGCGCACAAAGAAGAGCTGGCGCTTGAGTCTGCGATGAATTCCACGCTTGAGCAACTTGAACGCACTCGCGCTTACCGTAAATTCTTGAACAGTCCTGATGGGGCTAAAGATATGAGTAAAGAAGAGCGTGAGTCAGAACTCATTGAAATCAAAAAGATGGAAGTTGAGCTAACCGGTTGGCTGCGGGAAGCCAAGAATGAAATCCGCAAGGCTCAGTAAACCCGCCAAACCCGAGCGCCATACCTCCCGTATTCACAGCGGGAGCGTACCTCAAATCTAAACTTAAAAAACTTAGACGCGGGGGCAATGGCGGCTCGTACTTGCACAGGGGTTGCCGTTGTTGGTAGAAAAAACGATGCCCCAACGAGTAGTTTCTCCCACTGCATAAAGTACTCCACCCCGCAAAGGGTGAGTACTCGCAGATTGTCCGCTAGCTTCGGTACCGGTTTGGGTACAGGCTTCGGCTTAGATTGTGTCTTGGCCTTCGCCTTGCGTGAACGCCGTTTCGTCGATGCCAATTACGTCTCCATCAAAGATGTAGCAGCGCACTGCGATACCGCTTAAACCGCCCACAGCACCGGCACCAATACGAGTTGGATGTGACTTACCGTCATACTTTAAGTACTTAGCAGCAGTCAGTTTAGCCAGACTTTCTCTGACGTCCACCTGCCGTGATGTGAAGAACTTGCGGAACTCAGCCACAGGGATAGCCAACGTCTTGGTGTCGGGGTCATACCGCATACGCAGTTGACCTTTGGGCATCATCGCGGGGCGCTCGGGCAAGCCACCTTTGGGGGTATATGCCGCTACCATTGCGTTGTTGACGTTCTCGTTGATGAAAGCGCCAAGGGTTTCTTGTGCAATCGTCAGGGAGTTGCCGATGTTGGATTGGTTTGCAATACGGGCTTCGCCCACCACGCCTAATGCGTATTGATAGATGCGGGGAATCTCGATGTCAATTAGGCCAAGCTTCTTGGCAATCAAAGCCCCAACGAAGGCACATGTCAATAAACAAGAATAGAAACGGTCTGTCTGGTCTAGATCAAGCGCCTTGTCCACCTTCTCTTGCATCTTGGCCAGCATATTTAGAACATGGTCGTGGTTGTCGATGATGTACTGGATATACACCGGACCGGCTACGCCGTAGTTGGTCAGCAGCTTGCCAAACACTGCGTCAATCTCAGCCTTGGTAGCGCCTTCGTAGGTGTGAAATGCCACCTCAAGAACCCTGCGAAGCTCACCATCTGCCGTGCTTTTGACGCTTTGTAGCATATCTACAACAGACGCATTACCTGACGTGACTGTAATGTTGCACCAAGTGGTGTTGTTAATACGCAACTTGTTGGCCTGATTTTCCATACGGTGCTTACCTCGCCCTGAGGTGAACCCATAAGCGTAGTCAGACAGCACTTCATGCTTCTCGTTGGTAATCTCGTCAACAGTAAACGCGATGCTGTTCATCATGCCAAGCATGTGCATCTTGGAAGCGTATGTATCTTCCTTCTTCATCAGCAGTGTATCGGGGTGCCCAAAGATGGAGTTGATGACCATCTGTGCGGTTGACTTGCCAGAGCCTGAACCGTTGTGCTTCAAGTGAATCTGAGCGCCCTTTACGTTTTGCTTGGGGCCGATGAACTTCAGTAAGGGTGAACCAAAACCAAAGAACAACGCCAACGCGTGGGTCTCAAGGCCGGGACGGTTGTAGAAGTTTGCAATCTTGCTCCACTCTTCCAAAGTACCCGTTGCCTTAAATGATTCCGCAAGTTCGCGTGTGCCGCTTGATGGCGGCGCTAGTTTAGTACCAGCCGCTGTGTATTCCAACTCACCTACAACGAAGCCAAGCCCGTCAGGTGTCCATCCCATTTGGCTGCGAGTTTTGTTCGCAGCGTACTGCGATTGCAGTTTACGTAGTGTCGAAGCAAAATAAGCCATGATTGCATCCAAGTGTTTGCCGTATGCGACTACGCCGTTTTTAATCAGCAAGTCGCGCATTTTGTCTTTAGTGAACAAGGTAGTCACGGGGGCGTAGAACCTGCGGATACCGTCTTGCTTCATGTGCAAGTTCAGTCCCACCATCTCACCTTCGCCGTTGCCATACTTGTCCGAATCAAAGTACCTCTCTGTCAGGTATAGGTCGTATGGGTAGATTTCAACGTCTTTCTCCTCACCATCGGGCGTACGTTCTTTCTTGAACACGCCACCTGCCGCACCACGAAAGTAAGGGAATGGGTATGCAGGGATTGACGTTGTGAGTGCCGGTGCCGATTCGTCTTCAGGCGTTTCAATGATGTACTGGTCGTCTTCAACTGGTGCAGCTTCAACAAACTTACCCAACAGAATTGGGGTAGAAATCTTTTGTGGGCACTCGTGGCAGAGCGATGGGTTGTTGTCCCGATACCACTCGCATGTGTACGGGCCTTTGGTCTCAGCCGCTTTAGCTTCGGTTGCTGCGGCGTCGTAGTCAGGGTGATCGCGTGAAATCTTATGGATAGCAGAAGCGCCATCTTCACAACGCACGGCAATAGACAAGGCGGCTCGCCACAACGGTTCCTCAAGGCTAGCTGCGTGCTGCAACGCGTATTTCATCTGAGCGCAACCATTACCATTGGAGCTACGAACTGCAATGCGCTTGAACGAACACTTGGGGTACTCACCGCCGAGATCTTTAGACGTCTCGTCCATGCCAAACTGTTTAGCCGCACTCAGATCCATTGCCGGTGCAGGCAGCATCTCAGTAAACTCAGCAAGGGATACAGGCGTACCCATTGCAATAATCTGTACAGGTCTCGAGGTTTCGTTCTTAAAGTTATGTGTGCCGGGTATGCGTAAGATACGTGCGGCGTCGGCAGTTACCGCAGGGTCAGCAAATAGTTTCTTCTGAGCGCACAAGCGCTTCAGGGATTTCGCGTGTCGCACCCACTCGGATGCAGGCACGTCTTCAGTCAATGGCCAGTAGACATGGAGTCCACCACCTGAGTTAACAAGCGTTGGGCTTGGGAGTTGTGTATCAGCAATGAATATGGATAGTGCTTGGGCAGCGGCGGCTTGGTCAGCGTAGGGCTTACCAGTTCCGCAGTCTAAGTCTAGAAAGAACGACCGCAGAAAAGCGGCGTTATCAACCTTACGACCTGAGTCGTCGTTGAATGTGGCGAGTGCGAAGTACGCATCTACGCCTTGAGAATCCATACCCGAGCCGACAGCCTCCACGTCTTCAATCGTTGTTTGAAACGACTGTTTGACAGCACCTGACCGAATACCAACAGTGCAATAGATGCCCTGCGTAGGTAAAACGGAGTTGAGAAAGTCAGTCACAGAACCTCACTGGGTTGAGGGGAAAAAATAGGGGCGACAGCGCTAACTGCCACCCCACGAGGTTTACTTACGTTTTGAAAGACGTGCAATAACTTTAGGCATTGCTGCCTGATGGCGGGCGCGCGGCACCGATTTACCAGTCAGCCAGTTGTACACAGTCGCACGAGTCACGCCAAACATCTGCGCAAGCTCGGTAATGGGTGTACCTTTGTTGATGCAAACATCCGCCAACTGCATAACAATCGGCTTCTGGTCTGCATCTTCAACTTTCTGAATGAAAAGGGTGTAGTGCCCCCGCAACTTATTACGCATCGTCGTCAGTAGCCCAGTCGTTCAAAATATCAGATACGTCTTTAGGAGCCGGTGTTTCAGCTTTAGGCTTGGTAGGGCTGCGCTTGACAGGCTCTGCTACGGCTTCCGCTTTAGCGGCAGGCTCTTCCTTAAACGCTTGTGGTAACGCAGGCATGCCTTCAGCTTTAGATGGAACCATCTTCAACTCAATAGCTTGGCGAGCGTCTTCTGTTTGGCTCTGTGCTTTACCCAGTTCCCACTCTTCTTTCGTCAAGGGGCGTACAGCACGGAACTTCAACACGGGCACTGCTTCGGCTGTGTCGAAGCGAGCTTCGGTCACGATGCCTGTAATCGGAATACCATGTCCTGACAAGAACTTACCAAACGCTTGCAATGGCATCTTCTCACCTTCAGCACGACCGAAGTATGACTTGGCAGGGACTGACAAGCGATAGATGTTGCCACCAATGTCGTTCTCCAAAGCCACAGCCAAACGCTTGCTGTAACGGCAGGCACGAGCCTTACCATCGCCAGAGCCTTCGATGTTCTGAGGGCAGGTAGCGCATGACTTGCTTTGTGGGTTCGTCACTTCTTCGTTGGGCACTACGCCTTCGGCAGACCAGCAGGCAGGTTTAATGTCTTTGCCTTCTTCGTATTTGTCTGCGTAGAACGTACGTGTCACACCTTTGCCAGATGCAATCACCACGAAGTTCATGGCGCGTTCTTCGTTCTTGGCAACTTCTTCGCCGCCTACGACCATGCGCCACACGCCGCCTTTGATTGAGATTTGCTTACCGCCAGAGCTACCTGCAATGTCTTTGGTAGTGGCGTCTGCGGCTTCGCGCAGGTAGTCAGGGATAACGGAACCGGATTTGAAAAGTGTCATGTTACTCATTTTGATTTCCTTAATGGGAGGTTACTTGGATGAACGGCGAACCGTGATCGAGTATTTCGACTCGATATTCACACCCGCAGGCATTTTGTCTGGGTTCTCTTGGATGAACTGTGCAAAGTTACCTTGCGCAATCCGGCGTTCGAGAAGGTCAGGGGCATCATGCTCACGGATGAATTTGTACATACTGTCCCAGTCGCTGGTCCAGTAGCGTGTTTTGACTGCTCGTGTGAACGAGCCATGTTGGGTTTTGCCACCATCTTGTCCGGTGGCCTTGCAGATTTCTAAAAGCTCTTGCTCTACGGCGGCCAACTGCTGATCGAGGTCAGCAATCTCAGCTTCCATCTGCTTCTTTTTTGTTTCTTTAGCGTCACGTATTTTGATATACACATTGACTAATTGACTTGCATCCATGTGATTCCTTTTGATTTGCGTTGAACGAGTATGAAATTATACACTGTCAAATTTAGCCGTCAAGCCTTTTTGCGCAAGCGTGCATCAATTCGGAAGAAATATTCTGTACGGCATACGCCTCACCTTCTGGGCCAAAGCAGCCCATGACACCGGCTTCGCGTTCTGTCCCTTGCCACACGTGCACAGCTTCATGCACCAACAACGCTGCCAATGCAATGGAGTCAAAGTCTTTCATGCGCTCCAGATCAACCCCAACGATGAAGGCTAACTCACCTTTGTTGTTATTTAAAGTATGCGTGGTTGCGTACGAACCCGGGGTAACAAACCGGTCAGATGCGTCCACATCCATATCCTTGAGGGCACGTTTGTATTCAGCCTGCGTAGTCACAAGCGTCAAGTATCCACCCCGCATTAAGCTGCGGTCTAACCATTTTGTTTTCATTCCAACTCCTGTTTGTATAAATCGACTAAGCTTTGATGTAAATCTATTTTGTTTTGCAACATCGTATACATACGGCGCTCGACTGGACTGCCTTGTAGGTGTGTGACTGTCACCTTGTTTGTCTGCCCTGCGCGGTGTGCGCGTGAGTTAGCTTGCAGATAAATCTCTGTGGAGCTTACTGGACCCCACCAGACAACTTGGTCTGCACGAGTCAGCGTGATGCCGTGTGCCGTAGCCTGCGGAACCAACAACAGAATGCGTGGGTCATCTTCTGTTTGAAATTGTTTGATGATGTCGGCTCGGCGTGTAGAAGCAACGCCGCCATGAATTGTCTGCACTGTGTATCCTTCTTTGAGCAGAGCATTCTCTACCATCTCAAGCGTGTGTCGATATGGGATAAACACCAATATCTTGTGGTCGGTCTGTTCAATCACGTTCATGAGTTCACTCATGCGATTAGCTACGTCAAACTCAACGACGCCACCATCATCCGTATACACCGCCCCTTGTGCCACTTGCAAAAGTTTATTTAGCATAGCCGCCGCATTTACCGCCGTGATTTCCGAACCCGCTGCGATGGTCATCATTTGCTTGCGAAGAGCGTCAT